AACTGGTATTCGTGATTGATCTCCTCGTCCTGCGGCGCCGCGGTGTTCGCCGGCATCTTCGGGGTGAACTTGCGCAAGCGCGAATAGATGCCGCCATAGACCCCGCGGACGTTGACGGCGTCGCCGATCTCAGCTGCAGGATCCAGGAGCGCCTCGGTGATCTTGTTCGGCTGGTACTGGAAGCCCTGCAGTTTTGCCAGGATGTCCTCGGCCATCTGCCGCGTCCCGAAGGGGTTGCTGAACTGGAGCGCCCGGCCCGAGTCGTTCCCCACGGAGATCTCGGTATTGTTGTCGACGAGGATCACGACTTTGCTGTAGTTGGAGAACTGAGGCGAGACCTCGACCTTTTTGGCACGTCTGGCCAGATTCACAACGTCGCTCATTTCGTCACCTCACACAAGGATGCGGTCCCCGCCGAAGGTGATGCGGTCGCCGACCTGATCGATGAGATAATTCGTCTCGGGCGGCAGTTCCAGCAGGGTGACAAGACGCAGCTCGCCGACGTCGCTGATCACAAACGAGCCGACATACATCGAGGCGATATATCCCAGGATCTCACGCAGCGTGTAGCCGGCCGGGAAAGGAATCGAGTAGCTTTTGTTCATGATCGCGCAAGTCCTGGCGTCGACGCTGAGGCCCATGAGGCGCGCGATCTCGGCGACCATCTGCGTGTCCGTGCTGGTGCCGGTGATCTGCCCGGCATAGAGCTGCTCCGCCTTGAGCATGGCGTCGAAGCCGTGCAGCGAAAGAATGTCGTCTCCGCGCTCATTTTTGACGGTTTCTCGCGTGTCGATATAAAAGACGCCCTGCTGCAGCCATTCGCTGGTCTGCGTGGCGTTCTTCGCCCGGACGTAAGGCTTCAATTCAGCCATCGTCGGGATGTCCGCATCCGGTGCGAGCATCTTCACGGAGATCTCCGCGGCGACCGCCTTGCCGATGGTCGGCGTTTTTTGGAACATTTCCGAAAGGGTTGTCATTTCGACAAGCACGTCCTCGCGATAGGTGACGCCAGCGATCACGAGCTTGCGCTCGAACCAGTAATCGTCGGAAGCAAGGATATCCTGATACGTTTGCGATGTGATCTGCATACTCTCACCTCTCGAGCAGCTCCAGGACGAGGCCGGAGTAATATTCGGTCCCGCCGCTCTTTTTGCAGACGATACTGCTCTTCCTGGTGCTGTAGATGAAATCCAGCGTCTTCTCCGCGCCCGCATAGGGGTCATAGAATGTCCAGCTAATATAAGACCCCTGAGCAGGGAAAAGCGCGAGAACGGCGCTCAGCTGCGCCAGAGTGAGCGCTATGAACGGGACAGTGAGAGAAACGCGGTCGCGGATCTTCGGAGTATGATCCTTGCCGTCCATCGTCGTGATCGTTTCGCCGTACTGCGGAACCAGAGCATAGGTGTATCCGTAGCCGACAAGGTCCGAGAGGTCAGTTGTTCCGGATTTGGCGATCATATCAACCTCCGGCTCTGAGAGCCTGGCGCTGGCGCAGCGTCACGCTGTCGGTGATCTGCTTGCCGTCCATGTAGAAATCGAACTGGATATTTTTCAGAGCCTCGGCCAGCTCGGCGGCGGCGCTGCGGAAGGTATCCGCGCCGGCCGATCCGCCGGATCCGCCAGCATAAGCGCCCGCAGCCGTCGTCTGGTCGAAGCGGGCGACGGCGTCGTTCGACATGTCGGAGATCGCGCTGTTGAGAGGCGCCATGTTGTCGTCGATGCCGAGAGCGACGCCGGCGGGGATCCACTTGCCGACGCCATCGGCAAACAGCTTGGAGGGAGACCCGATCTGAAAGACGCTCTTCGCCCAGTTCCAGGCGTTGGCCGCCATGTCGGACAGCGCGTTCCAGAGTGCGCTCGCGCCTTCCAGCAAGCCGGAAATGATGCCGTTGACGATCTCGAGACCCAGCGAGAGCCAGTCGACGCTCTTGATGGCGTTCCACACGCTTTTGAACAGGTCCGGGATCATGCGGATGATGTCCGGGATCGCCTGCACGAAGCCGACACCGACCTCGGCAATCAGCTTCACCGCGGCAGCCAGGAAGTGCGGCGCCTGATTGATGATCGCGTGCACCAGGCCCAGGAACAGCGTCGGCAGCTGGTCGGCGAGAGTTCCGAGCATGGAGATCACGTTATCGGCGAAACTGCCGAAGCTCGTGACCAGGTTCTCGATCGCGACGTCGAGGCCTTCGCCGGTCGTCAGCGCCCCGAGGACGTTTTCCCAGCTGGCCTTCATCGCTTCAAAGGATCCGCTCAGCGTGGTCGCCGCCTCGTTGGCCGCAACGCCGGTCAGACCGAGCTCGCCCTGGATGACGTGAATCGCGTCATAAACGTCGCCCAAGTTGTCGATGTTGTATTCGACGCCGGTAATCGCCTGGGCGTCCGCGAGGAGGCGCTCCATTTCGGTTTTCGTGCCGCCGTATCCGAGTTTCAGGTTGTCGAGCAGCGTGTACTGCCCGCGGGCGAAGCCCTGATAGGCAGCCTGGATGCTTTCGAGCGGCGTGCCCATCTTGGCAGCGTTGTCGGCCATGTCCAGGATCGCGGTGTTCGCCGCGCTCATGGCTGCCGTCGTATCGCCGCCATACGCAGCTTTCAACGCGGCGCCGAAGCTGACAGCCTGCTCCGCATAGCTGTTTGCGGAAATGCCCGCAGCAGCCGCCTGCATGGCAAACTCCTTAGCCTGATCCGAGGCCTCGCCGTAGATCGTTTCAAGACCGCCGAAACTCTGCTGGAGCTGCCCGCCGGCCTCGAAAGCATCCTTGAGGACGCTGCCGACCGCCGCAACGGACAAGTACTTCCCCATGGTGCCGAGGAGGCTGCTGCCCGCCTTCGAGCCCGCAGAGTCGCCGGCGGACTCCGCGGCGCCTCCCAGGAGCTGGGTCATTTCGTTTTCGATTCCCGGCGCCTTCGGGATGATATTTACATAAGCGTTGCCGAGAGTCTCAGCCATTGTTTTCGCCTCCCGTCATGGACGCTCGCCACGCATTGAACTCGTCAACGGAACGGAAGCCTTCCGTAAAGGAGCACCGATCGTTGGCCAGGATGGCCTGCACGATGCTCTTCGGAGGATTTCTTCCTTTAACTCCGTCCTTCGTGTTCTGCCAGGCGATGACATGCAAAGCGTCCGTGATCATGGCCAGCAGCATCGTCTGCACGTCCGCAGCCGCGCCGCTGATTCTTTTTGCAATTCTCGAATCAGCCTCAAGCCCGGCGGCCAGCGCCGCGGCCGTGCGTACCGGCAGCGCGCGCCAGTCCAAAACATGGTAGCGCTCGGCGAAGTCGCAGATCAGCGCGGTCTCGTCGAGAGCTACCATGCGGGCGAGGCAAATCAGTTTTTTAGCTCTTCCCCGCCGCCCTTCAAGATCTCGGTGAGCTCGCGCTCGAGCTCCTTAGGCGGCACGCGGCCGTCGTGGAGAGCTCCGAGATGTTCATACAGGGCGTTGGTCTGATCTTTCCCGAGCAGCATGACAGGCAGTTCGATCAGGGCGGAGGTCCGATCCAGAGGAGAGGCCTTCGGATCGATCAGACTATGAACATGCTGCAGCACGCGCATATCGTTCGCGCGCTGTTCGTCAAAATCAAAAGAAAAGCCGGTCGATGTTTTGCCGTGCGTCATTTCCTCGCCCTCCGCCTGATCAGGTGACGGTCACGGTGCAGGAGGCCGTCAGGCCGCCGAAATAGGCCGTGATGACAGCCTGCCCGGCAGCGACGCCGGTAACGAGACCAGAGGCGTCGACGGTGGCCTTCGAAGGATCCGAGGTCCCCCAGAGGATGTGACCGCCCGCGGGCGTCGTCGTGGCCGTGAGCTGCGTGGTCGAGCCGTGGGCGACCGAGGCCGTGCTCTTATCAAGCGTGAGGCCGGCGGAGACGCCGCTCGGCAGGACGATGTACTCGTAATGCGTGACGCCGCTGGAGTCAGGCAGGGCGCTGACGGTGATCTCGTAGCCGATCGCCTCGTTGTCCTTGTAGACGATCTCGGCGAGATTGGAAAGCGAGCCCTTGGGAATGACGACGCGCTTGAGGGCACCGCCCTTCATGACCGTGTCGATCACGTAAGAGGCATCCTCGAGCTGGTCAGGCTTAGCGCTTACGCTGATCGTGCCGTTGACCACGCTGTAGTTGACGTTGGACGCGCCGTAAACGGTCTCGAGAACGTTCGGGTTCAGAGACTCGATCAGCTTGAAGGTCCACTCGTCTTTCTTTTCGGTCTGGACGACAAGAACGACCGCGCCGCCCCAGGCCTTGATATTCTCGGTCGAGGGCTCGTTCGAGTTCTTCACACCGTCCTCGGAAACATAGCCGAGCTCGTAGAAGGCGCCGGCGAGTGCGGCAGAAGCGGACGTCGGCAGGGTGGTCCCGACAGGGGCGCGATAGATCGCGCCGGATACCTTCGGTTTCCCCGTGCTGACGTTGGAAGCGTTGGACATGTTATGTTCCTCCGTTCATAGATAGTGGGTAATGGAAAAAACCGCCTGATAGCGAGGCTTGTTCCGTGCCTGATCCGGGAAGTTATAGCTCGTGTCGATCGCGCAGCGGCTAATCTCCGGCTCCGCGGAGAGAGAATCCATCACAGATTCGACCTGCGCGCAGAGATCCGCCGCAGCGGCCCGCGTCGCAGCCCAACTTTGCACGGCGATCGTCGCCGAGTTGATCAGATTGCTCCTTCCGGATCCCGTCTTTTCGACGGTGACGAAGCTCTCGGGGAGAGGGCTCGGGACATCTCCGGAAACAGGGACCGAGAGGCGGCCGGAGAGAAAGAGAATGACAAACTCTTCGATGTTCATATCTTCACACTCCCCGCCGCCTTCAAC